CTCTTCATAAATTTCTTCCTCTTGTGTAACTGTCGAGAAGAAAGAAGTTGTCATTGGTGTTTCCTCTATCATAGATTCTTCCATAACAATTTCTTCTTCCATAATTTCTTCTTCCATAATTTCTTCCTCTTCAAATACCATTAACATTGGAGTAAAAGAGAAAGTTTCCTGGATCTCTTCCATTTCTTCAACTTCCATGGTTACTTCAATTTCTTCTTCAATTTCAAAAGTTAAAAATTCTTCTATAATTTCTTCTTCAAATTCTGCTAATTCTTCTTGTAAATTGGTAAGAGCTGTTGATGTTGATTCCTCTAAGACCGTGTTGTCATAGGTCATAGTTAATTTAGCGCCTAATAAGTTTGGACCACCTAAATCAACTGGCGTGGAGTCCCCATCAATTCCAGTCCAAGTCCAATCAAATTTATTGGATCCTGCGCTATTATAGATAACTTGATCTGTGTATTTATGAGCATTAGCGTAGTATCCTGCGTCTGTATTTCTGATTTGATCAACCTGAGACAATACATTGCCATCGGAATCAAGTATTTTAACGGTAGTTTTAAAAGTATCTCTACCTGATTGAGCTTGACCACAAGCACTAGAAGAGCCTGACCACTCACAGTTTTGAATAATTGTTGCAGAATCTAAGGTAACTCCATTATCGAGCATTGCTTGAGTTGAAGTTTCATCACCTGTTTGAACTCCAACTAAACTTCCTTGATAATTTAAGGTTCCTGTTCCTGAGGAAGTACTTCCTACTTCTACTTCCTGATAGTTCCAATTTGAATTAGTGCATGTGGTATTAACTGATGTAAAAGAAGAACAACTGGATTGAACATTAGGAACTGTAGTATCTACAGATTGTAAATTAGAGGCTGTGCCCGTGCCATTTGGTAAAAGATTACCGGTTGTAATGTTTTCTGCTCTAGAGGCTTTATGTACGACACATGAGCCTATTAACCAGATAAAGACAGAGGCGTAGAAAATATTTTTAATTTTTTTCTTCAATTACAATTCTCTTTATCCAGGTCTGCCGGTTTGTCTTTGTAAAACCATACCCAAGATTTAATTTTTGTTCCGTCTTGAGTGTACGTGCATTTTTGTCCTATAGAACACGCACTAAGCATACCAAGTAAAGCTATTGCTATCAGTATATTTTTCATTTTTTAATTTTCTTTATTTTGATCTTATCGTCTTTTTTTACAGGATTTGCTTTAGGAACACCATCTATTTTTTCTCTTTTTTTCATACGTTTCACATATGCTTCAAAATCTGGTCTTTCAAATTGATACTTTTCCCAAAGTGCCAATGCGTTTTTACCTATCTTTCCGTCAATAGGACAAGGTGTGCCTGCTTGAATCATTGATTCAAACACTCTTTCATCTTGACACAACATAGCTACAGCTGCCACTTTCATGCCAAAATCATTTAAAATTCTTGCTAGTTTTAATCTTTCACAATTTTTATCTATAAAATGTTTACCACCAGATATACCTACACCAAAAGTTTGTATTCCGGCTGAAGCTCCTACTGCACAAACATCTTGTGTCATCGAGTTATACGAGGGCGCCCCCGCAGTCGGAGGTGCAGATCTTATATTTGATGTTGTTGAATTTGTTGTTGTAGAACTTGAACTGCTTCCTGACTCATAGGTAGTGCTTGATTCATACCCACCCTCAATAGCAGTATTGGAACCACTGACATTTGATTGTGTTGAACCAGCTAAAGCATTTACTGAAAATAGCAATGTAGCTAAAAAAACACATAGAAATCTTATTGACATGACTCACATTCTCCAGTGTCGTCAATAACAACTCCTCCTACTGTAGAAGAAGTTTCTTTTTTTCCACAGTCACAGTCCTCACACTTGCAAAGATCTGCATATTCATCTGTGTGTTCTCTACCACCACAGTGACACTCGTGGTGACATATTTTACAAATATTTTGCGCCATTTTATTTAGACAACTTAGTGTATTGACCTACAATCCAGTCAGATACTTTTTTAATAGCTGCTTTAATCTTTTTTATCATTTTTTGTCTCCTCAATATCGTAGAAAAACTTATCCGTATCGGCAGTTCTCCATTCACGGCTATCTTCAACACTCCATACCGTTTCCTGGACTTTCCAATCAGGTACTTCATCCCTTACCGTGAAAGAAGGAATGTGCCAGAGTATTCTATTATTTGGTTGAGCTGCATAATTGCCGTCATCCAAGGCCATTATGTGAGCACATTTGTGCTCTTGCGGAACTTCTGAATGATCCGTATCTACTATATTACTATCTGGGTGGGCCCAGTCAACTGTAAAAAGATAGGAACCTGGGTGCCATTTTCTATCTTTTCCCCAATATTTGCCCGCTACGCTTAGGGCATCGAACACAATAACAGAAGGATAGTAACTGAAACAATTCCAAAGCTCCAACTCGTTAAGTCGAGTCCTAGGAACTTTTTTGACATCAAAGCCGTGTTGGACAAACGCGCTAATCGGTAAACGATAATAGACCCCACCATTTTCCATAATTGCATGAAACAATAGAGAGCGCCCTGGAATCGATGCCAGGCCAAAGACCATACAGTTTTCAGCTTCTCCCTGGTGTTGCTCGAGATCATAAAGATACTCTCTTCTTATTTGGCAATAAATAACAGGGATGTTTACATTTAAATAAGCCATCCAACATAAAACCTTATTATTTAATTATAATTAGTAAAACAATGACAGCTATAACTACTGCAGTAGCTTTTTTATTAGCTAATGCTAGTGAGTATATTCTCATTGCTTGTGCTTTTATTTTTTCCATAATATTAATTAACCGTAAATATCTCCCCAAGTTTTACCAGATTCATAATCTACTTTATTTGGGACAGCTAGTTTAACAGCATTTTCCATAATTTCAATAATTTTATTAGCTTGTTCCTTGGATTCTACAGACAAATCTAATTCATCATGAATTTGAATATGAGCTGTAATACCTTCTTTATATAAATCAAGCATTGACTTTTTAGTCATGTCTGCTGCAGATCCTTGAATTAATTTATTTAATGCTTTGTAAGTAAAGGCTCTTCTTATTCTATTTTCTCCATATTTTTTTACAGCGTCTTCCCAAGTCATTGGTGTGTGCATTCCAAATTGAGCCGGTTCCCATTTATCAAAACGACAACCTCTTCCTAATAAAGTTCTAATTTCTCCTTCTCTTGAAGCCCATCTAGAAGTTTCATTCATTAGATCGCGTACAAAGGGAACTCTGTCATGATACTTATTAAATAATTCTTCAGCTTCTTGTTTCGTGCTCAAACCTAGTTCTGCTTGCAACTTGGCTTTACCCATTCCATAAAACAAACCTAAATTAATTGTTTTGGCCTGGAATCTATTAATGCCTGCCATGTCAGAAACAGTTTGGTGAAAATCAATATCGTTGTTAGCATAATTTTCTACAATTTCTTTTACAGAGGGATCTTCTTTTATACCTGTGGTTGTAGCTGCAAAATGAACAACCAATCTTGGTTCTTGTTGTGAATAGTCAAAACATCCCCACTCGCAACCCGATTCTGGGATGAAAAGAGATCGAATCAGTGGACCTAAGTCTTTATTACGAGCGGGAATCTGTTGTAAATTTGGATTAGAATATGAAAATCTTCCAGTAACTGTACCACCTTGATCAGATCTAATTTGATTAATATCGGCATGAATTCTACCTTGATGTTCATATCTAATAATAGTGTCAATAAATGTGGTATGTGCCTTGTTTATTTCTCTAGCTTTTGCTATTTTCTTAACTAAAGGATGTTCATGTTCTTGAAGAAAATTTTTGGTAAATGATGGAGACTGAGTTTTCAAAGTTCTGCTATAAGGCAGGTGTAAATTGTCGAAAACTTTGGCAATTGATCTTGCTGCCCATATTTGACATTCTATTCCTGTTTCTTTTTTTACTTCTAGTAGGAGTTGCTTTTCTTGTGTGGATAGCTGTTGTTTCAATTTATGAGCGGATTGAATATCGACACGAACGCCTTTAAATCTCATATCAACAAGACATGGAAAAAGCTGTGTTTCTAAGTCAAAAATTTCAGTTAAATTTTCCTTTTTTATTTCAGTAGATAGTCGTTTGAACAAATTTAATGTTAAATAGGCATCTTTTTCGGCATACTCACCTACATATAATGCTGGTAATTTGTATAGTTCTGCTTTAGCATCTATACCCCAATTTTTAGCTACTTCTTTTAGAGTTGTTTCACTTTTTCTTTCTCCTAAATATTCCCAGCTTAGAGCATTTAAGCTATAACGCAGTCTATTTTCATTAACGATAGAAGCCATAACCATGGTATCCATAATATGACCATTAACTTTTATTCCATAAGATCTTAACCAACAGACATCATACATAGCGTTATGAAATATTTTTGTAGAATCTGATTCACAAATTGTTTTTATCCAGTCTAAAACTTTCTTCTTGTCTAAATTACCGCCACCTTCATGGCCAAAGGGGTAATATTTACACCAACCGTCAACAGCTACAGCAACACCAATAATTTCTCCGTTACCTATAACAGCGCCAGAACCTTTAGATTTTAAATCTGGATCTCTCGTTTCTAAGTCTATAGCTACTAGTTTATAGCCACTTAAATCTGGAAAACTATCCGGCGCTATCCATTCTGTTTGAGCTTCAAACATCATAATCTCGCTCCATAATCATTTCAATATAGTGAATAGCTTTCTTCAAATCTTCCTTTCCTTTTTTATATTTGTGTCTGCAGATGTATTTTATAGCGTTTCCTTCTGCAAATAGCAACTTGTTATCATTTATAAATTTACTTGGTTGAATACGAAAATTTTTATAATGGGATCCACCAATTTGTTTTTTATATGCACTCATACTCCTAGTAATACTTTCGTAACGATGGATGCAGTAATACAAAAAACTGTGATTAAAAGAATATCTTCTAAAAAATCCATATCAGGTTTCATATAAACATCCAATAAAGTTTAGTTCCAA